TTTTCAAACCTCTAAATGCTTTATCACAGTCAATATGGAAAAAATCTACATTTTTACAATAATTTTGAACAGAATTTTTAGACATATTTCCATATCTAACCTCAACTGCTTTTTCCCAATATTTTATTTCTTTTCCACAACTTTGACAAATTTTCATTTTTTCAAATCACCTTTTAATTTATCATAATATGATTTTATTTCTAACTCTTTTAATCTTAATTCCCTTTCATCAATTATAGTTCCATAAGAAACAACAGAATCACCCAACATAATAGCTATGTTTTTGATTATCATTTTTTCAAATCACCATTCCTTTCTAAAAATAATGTTTCCATTTATAATACATTCTATATGATTAGCCTTGCTTAATTTAATAATATCTTCTTTTTTCATAGTTTTAATATCATAACTATCAATGCCTGTATCATAGACTACTTGATATGTCTTGTATCTATCAAGATGTCTAAAACAATTTTCTACTTTATTCATTGTTTCTTTCTCCTTTTAGAATAAATCTATATCGGCTAGTGAAATGGTAACCTAAGATTAACCTTCAATGTATCCTATGAGGTTTCTCGGAATACATATCTCTAGATTGCATATATGGTTTATCTAGCCTGAAAACCTCACTCACCATTCATTTTACTTACCGTAGATTACCCTATTATTTCTAGGTATTTACATCTAACTGAATTAACTTTTTCAAATTCTTCAGGTATTGGGTTGTATTCTAATATACCAAAATACCTTTGAAATCCCATAGTAGTTATCCCATGTATCTTTACTTTCTTTAATACTAATTCCTTATCAGTAAAGCCATGCTCTTTTAATTCAATTATTAATCTTTCTGCATTTTCTTTATTGATAAATACATGAAATCCTTTACCACTATCTATATTAACTTTCTTTTTACTAAAGATATATCCCCACTTTAAGCTAGATAATTTAAATCCTTTCTTTTTAAATACCTTCCATGCTATTTTCTTTCTGGTATAATCCTTAGTAATTTCCCTTTCATTTATTAAGCACATTGAATGCTCTCCTTTTAGAATAAACAATATCAGCTAGTGGATAGTTAATAAACACCTATATATCTATTTACCTGCACAGGATTATAAGCACATAGATAGTTATGTCTTATTATTAAATCATATACTAGCTAACAACCTATCAACCTATCCATTTTATCTACTGTGATTTACCCTATTAAAAATAAATTCAGGATACCAAACACCATTTAAAGCACATCTTTATATCGGCTTTAGATAGCATAGAGCCACTACATCTCTACTCAACCTTATCAAATCCTTTTCAAGGAATAGTTAAGTTACAATGTAAAGGGTTATCCTTACCGAAACTCTGCAACTATCTTATATTATATACCGTAAAGAGTGCAATACCTATGTGGATTTCTACTCACAGTATCCTGCATGATAAGTCTAAGCAAATGTAATTATTGCTTTTCGATATTTACTATACCGAAAGAAACATTGTGAGTTTCGTCATTTACTTTGACTTTACCATTTGCCCAATATCCTGTTTTACCTGACTTGAATGTTCTTCCGTCATCACAGAATAATGGGAATGTTTTTCCGTCTATGACTAATTCAACACTTGGCATTTTTTTTATTCTCCTTTTTAATTGCTTTTTTAAGGGAAGTTATGAAACCCTGTTACGATAGTAACACTAAAGGTTTACTAAGTCATTTGACATTTTCATTAAATCTTTTATAACGCCTTTAATATCTTCTAAGAAATTACGGTATTCTCCCTCATCTTTCTTTTTCATTTCTACTAGCTTTCTTAGTATTTCTATTTCCTGCAAACTTATATCCATATTTATTTCTCCTTTTGCCTTATTCTATATAAAGCATTTAATATATTTGCTATGTTTTGTAGATTTTTATTTATCTGGACTAACTCTATCCTTATTTCATTTAATTCATGTTCCATTAAATCACCATACATCTGTTATAATACTGCAGATTTCTGTTGTTTTACACTTACATACAGGACAAGTCCATTCATCTAAATATATCCTTTTACATTCAGGACATTGTAATAACTCACCCTTTTCCATATCAATATTTACATTAGCCATTTTAATCACCCAAACATCATACCTGTATTATCTTTCCTTTCTAGCTTATCAACATAATCATTTGTTAATTTTAGAATGAATTGTAATGTAATATAATCCAATTCCTTATCTGTAAATTTATTCTTTAGGACTTTTATTAAATCCTCATCTTTTTTAAACTTATTAAAACTTTCTTTCTTCATAAGCATTTGGACTATATCCCAGCATTTTAACATCCATTCTTTTTCTTCATCTTTATTCAACATTTTATCTCTCCTTTTAGATTAATATACAATCACCTAATCATATTCAGGTATGCAACTAGCACACATTACATCTTCACATTTACAATACCATACCTGAAAGTCTTTACCAGATATATCACATAATCTTTTTATATCTAGGTATATACAACCACTTGTTCCCATTTTACATTCTGGTTTTAATTTATTCATATACATAATAGCAGATAAGGTGAAGGGATTTAATACCCTTTAGATGAATCGAACATCTAAAACCTATTAAATAGGAAACCTAACCATAGGATACTGCTACACCTTATCATTTTTTATTCATTAATCAGGGGGGGATTTAATGCACTTACTATATCGGCATTAATACAGATGTGCTACCGATACTAAGATAGAGCTACCTCTTTCCGGATAGTTACCTTAGTTACTAATTTCTAAACGCCTTATCTTATCCCATAAGGCAGGGTAGTATTTCGTGGATAGAAATTAATCACATCTATATCACATCTACCGTAGTAAGCACATTAGAACAATTATTTTAAAGAGAGTGGGAGATAGAATAGAGTTTATAAATACTGACTACTAAGTATGTAATCTAAAAGTATAAGATGTATTTATCTTATCTATTCTATCTGTTATACTAGATATACTAGCATACTGTTACACTATTAGACTAGAGTTTAATTAGAATTACCAAAACTAAAAGGTATTAAACCTATCGTATGATTTATATGTATCATTTAGATACATAAAGGTAATCTTTAAACAGATAAGGTGAATTACTTACTAATAATATTATAGTAACTGTTCCTATTCAGTTAACTATATATCAAAAGTAACGGTTTAGGAAAACCTTATCCTCACTAAAAACCAAAAGTTGTCGCAAACTATATAAAGCTTTCGCAATTCCTTATAAGCAGAACTGTTTTGCCTTATAAACTTTTCGCCCTCAACAGAAGGCAACAGGAGAAAGCTCTTTATGTATCTATTAATTAATATATTGAATTAAATATATATGATTAATTATTCTTATAGATTAAATTTATTCAATAAGATAAATTAAATTAAAAAGGAAAAAGAAAAAGAAAAAAGGATTACGGATTAAAAGATATAATAATATAAAAATAAACAGATAAATTTAAAAGAGAAAAAAAAAGAGAAAGAGTTGTATTAATAATCATATTGTAGATTATCAAATACAGCTGATTCATATTCAGATTTAGCTTTATTAAAATCTGTATTAGTTAATTGCTTTAGATGTGTATCAGTATTCTTTAAGGGATATGTAAATAAATCATAGATTATAGGCATATAAATCTCTTTCCAATAATCACCTGAATTTATTTCATCTAATAAGTTATTTAAATATTCCCATGAGAATTTAGGGGTTAACCATGCTCTATAAAACTTTTGTATTAATCCTGTTTGTTCATCATTTAATTCATCATAAGCTATTATCTTTCCCTTATCATTCTTTATTTCTTGATATACTGCAACCTCTAACCATAAGTATTTATCTGAAATTTTCTTTTTTCCCTGTTGTGTATTAATATACTTAGGTAATTCAGGATTATTTATTCTGCATCTATATTCATTAAAGCATCTAAGGTTTCTATTTCTCATTTCATCTATTATAAGATGTATTAAATACTCACATTCAACCCCTGAAATTAAATCAAATTCTTTCTTAGAGCTTTTATCATATAATCTAATGCAGTATTTACTTATTCCTATATCTTCTCTATCCTTTCTCTTTTTGTATTTCTTATATTGCATTCCCATTATATAACAATACTCTCTTAATACATTAGATAAAAATCTTCTATTCATAAGTTGTTTTCCCCTGTATTCTTTATTATCCATATTTAATTCAGTTATTTCTGTTCCCTTTAAATGATAATATCCTTTCGGCACAGTATCTATATTATAATCTGCAACACTACCGAATGTATAATCATCTTTCCTAGTTATTAAATTAGCTGTTTTAGTATTAGGTTTAATTCTGTTAGCATCTTTACCGTATTTATTTATCCATTCAATACTATTAATTAGCTGTGCCTCATTTCTATATTCATATTCTCTTTTAATGTATTTAGTTAATACTTGCTCATCATATAAATCAGGGTTTGTATTTATTTCATAATTCCTTTGCTCACTCATATTTAATCACCTCTTTTTTTACTTAAAGATTTCATTATCTTTATATATAATTCATGGGATACAACAGTATCTTCATTTAATTTTTCATATTTCTTTATAGCTTTTATATTATGTTCACTCATGCCTTCTGTTAGGTATTTATCCATATCCATTTTACTTACCCCCTTTTGTTACCTCATTAAATCTTTCTTTTATTTCTTCGTAAGTCATCTGCATTATTTCTTCATAGGTATTATATCCATAATCTAACAGATAACTACCCCATATTTGAATGTATTTAAATTGTTCTATATTCATTTAAATCACCCCATTATGCAGTATTTTATGTTCATCTTTACTCATTCTCTTTAGATTAAATATATAATCATTTAATCTGTTGCCGTCTATATGGTGTATTATATCTGTAACATCTAGGGTTACATTATAATAATACTCATATAAATATCTAGCTAGGTTATGCAACTCACCATTTATTCTAATAACATTCCTGTCATTATCATTTCTAAATATACTAATTTGCATAAGGACATCTCCCATTACCTTTTAATTCTTTCAGGACATCTTTAATAGATGTTCCGTTGTCACTAGCTTTTGTATTTGTTTGTTTATATATATGCTGTGTCATTTCAACAACCTCACTCTAGTAAACACGACTTTCCTTATAAACCTTTCGGTGTTGTATTAATACTAGGAGAGAGGTGAGGAGGTATTAAATATAGGGGGGTATTAAATGTTAGATTCGTTAAGGTTTACTCATAAAACAATGGGGGAATTTATATATAAATAAGGGAAAGTATGGTATTAATACAGGAGAAAAGGGGGTGAGTATTAAATAATAATAAGTAATACTAAAGGGTAAATAAAACTAAGTCATATATACATTTTAATATGTTCTGTATTATTTATTCAATAAAATACTATTGCCTTTTTAATACCTATAAGGAGAGATTCGTATTAATACGGCAACAACAGTAAATATATATAGGGTAGGAAAAACCTACCTAATACGCGTATATAAGGTAGGAAATACCTACCAAACAAATATATAAATATATATATAATAGGATATATTGCTTCAATGACAGTTATATATATAAAAATATATATATACTCCGAGAGGAATAAATCTGCCCAAAAATACTGACAAGAACAAAGGTAGGAATAACCTACCAAATATGCGTATATAAAAAAAGAGTGGGCGACTAAGCCCCATGAATCAATCTATCGAATTCCCCTATCTGTCGATTAAGGGAAGCAATAGCGTTCTCCTTAGCAATAGCAGATTTCTCCGAATTCTCCCAACCCTGTATTTTCTCCTGTAGTTGTGCCTTTGCATTAATCCATGTTTCAACGATAGCTTTTTTGCCTAGATTATCTGCTATAATCTGTCTAGGCAGTATATAAAGTCTTTTTTCGTCATGTGTAAAGTAGTGGCTTTTTCCTTTAGGCATTTGATATAGTTTCCAAAACCCTGAAGCAGATATATCTAATGGTTTTTTCCTGTTAGTATTACCAAACCACTCGATAGCTTGTTTAGTTGACATGTCTTTGATTAAGTTTACCTTTTCTTGCATTGTAATTTCTTGTCTTGAATCAGCTTTTTTAACTGCCCTTTTAGTATTCGTGTTATTACCTGCCTTTACAGGATAAGCAATACCGTCTTTAATTAGGTATTGTTCTCCTTTTACGGTTACTATTTCCGACATCTTATATCACCTTTGCGTATTAATGGTTGTGTTTTCTCGGTTGTTCGCCACAACCACAACACTATAATACGCTTGTGAGTATTTAAGCTTTTCGCTTTTTTTAACGTCTTTTGCCGATAGCTTTTCACATTTATTGCCGAAAGCAGATAAAAATGATGGGCATATAAATATATGGTAGGATATCCCTACCTAATAATATATATAAAAAAAGAAAAGAGAGAGACGAGTCTATCTGTTGATAGCTCGTAGTAGCATCTGGGCAACCTGATGAATGCTAGTAGGTGGACAGGTAAGAGTGCCCTTGCCCTCTAGATATACGATTCCACAAGTAACAATTGCCTTATGGAATGATGCCCTATGCAATAATTCTTGCATGATAGCATCATCATCTTGAGTAGAGGTATTCGAAGATGCTAGATTTTCTAGGAATTCTAATCCGTCCATGCAACCATGTATGCAGTATGAGTATATAAAGCTTTCGCCTTGTCAATAAAGTAAGAAACGAACAGAACAGTAAATATAAGATATATAAGGTAGGACGATATCCTACCTAATACGCGTAGTATATACATCTAGGAGGCCTCCATACATCTAGATAGCCTGAAAAAAACCGAAAAGTATATAAACCCACAATGCATACATGATACAGACAGAGGGCAGGGAGTAAACACGTCCATTCCCCGAGGCGTGTGCCTACTGGCTAGGGTGCATGGGGGTAGCTCTCCCACATCCGATTCCGAAGCAAGGCTTCCGTGGAACGGATATAAAGACTAATCGGCCTTGCACAAAGGAATAAATAAGTCTAGCTGGTAGGAAGTCCCCACCTAATATAAGAGAATAAAAAAAAAAGATGGACAGGAGAGAGCCCCTGCCCGTTACAAGTGGAGGAGATACTGGGACTTGACAACAATACCAGTAATGCACTAAGACTATATAAACCTTTCTAAAAAAAAAACACCACAAACTTTTACTCAATATCTCTCTCTTAATTTTTAAAATAAGCTCCTACATACACGCACACACGTTGTAAGAAAGATAAGATACATTATAGTTATAAAGCCAAAATGCCCTAAAAAGCTCGTAAATGCCCTTTAAAATCAAAAACACAAAAAACTGAATACTTACCATTCGCAGAATTTTTAAATAGTTTCTAGGGTATATTCTGTAAGTTATAAGGGATAGCTCACTCATCACCATCATTTAAGGGTAATACAATCTAGATTTATATATATTTTTATATCTCCCTATAAATATATAGCTTTTTTATATAATTTTTTTCATAAAAATACGGCAATTGCCGAAAGAAAGAGTAATAGGTTAGGAAAAAAACCTACCCTATAAGTATATAAGGTAGGTATAGTCCTACCTAATAATACGATAAATATAAGAAAAAAACCCAAATACCTGCAAAAACAGTCGAGGGTATGCCCAAATCATGGCTGAGGATTGACGGAAACGGCCTTCTGACTGCGGATCTCTTGAGCTGAATAGTAACATACCTACCCCCCCTAAAATGAGGCCTCAAAACGTCTTAGAATGGCTTAAAATGGCTCGAAAGATACCATCTAGATAGCTCAATAAAGTAATAAAAAAATAAAAAAAAAGATTAGGTTTAAAATAAATGAGAAAGAGAAGATGTTTCATCTTCATCTTCTTTAGGCTTTACGAATGGGTATAACAGTTTACCGGCTACATTCCCCATCTGTCTAATCATTTGTTCTGTCATATCTAAAGCACCGTATTCATGGGCTAATTCATGGACTAAATGTCCTAGACTATCTTCTAAGTTTGATATTGCTTTTCTATCAATAAATATTTCATGTGTTACTGTGTTGAATTTAGCTGGGCTATCCATCAAGGTAACTTTTACAGTTACACATTCACTAGCTATTTTAGAAAGCTCTCTAAGGATATTTAGATGTTTAAGCTCTATCTCCGTTAATTCATCGTCATCTATCTGTATTATCTCTTTATCGTTGTCTTTTATTACAAAGCTCTTATCTGTTTCTATAACACTTTCTAGGGCAAAAGATATGTCTTTTGGTAGAGTTACAACTTTAGCATTTCGCCATTCGGCTTCTCTCGACCAATTTTCATCAGTTCCTAATACTGCATTATCTCCGTAATACTCTTTAAATGCTTCTACCCATTTTTCAGGATATAGAATAGTAATATAACTCATGTCTATTTTTTGCTCGTATTTTTCCTCATTTATTGCTTCAAATAGATTTTTGAGTATATCTGTTTTATTTATTTTGCTATATAATATCCCTAAAGCAGTATGTAAGCTATATTCACTTGGTATATTTCTATCTTCACTTAGGGTTATACTGCTTAAATTATAGCTGTATCTAGCATTTTTTAAGTCACACACATAAATGTCTTTTACATATAGTCTATTAGTCATTTCGCTTATGATTTCTCCTTTATAACATGAATATAACTTTCTTTTGTTATTCCTTACAAAATTGTTTTCGTATGTATCTCCTGTGTATCCATCTATAAATATTTCAGTTCCTGTTTCTATACCGTTATCTCTTTCATCTAGATATAACTTTAAGCATTTTTCTCCCTCTATATTTTCAACATCTACGGTTATGGTAAGATTTTTAGATTTAACCGTTACATTATAACCTAGTCTTTTTAAAACTAGGATAGCAAATTTTAAGCCCTCTCCGAATTTTCCTCTTGCATTTTCACCTTTCTCCGATACGCCTAAGATTAAATGCTTTCTCTTTAACCCTGTGCCGTAATCTCTAAGTAATAAACCATTCTCCTTTTTTGTTATTTTAAATTCTGCATATGTATCTAACATATTCTGTACTATCTCTCTTATTGCTTCCCATTCTCCCCAATTCTCTCTATACTTTAAGCTAACAGGGTATATCCACTCTCTCCTTTTCATTTCTTTCATTTCTTTCATATTTCTCTCTCTCCTTTTAAATATACATTCCTCTCTCTATATTTTCTCTCTCATTTACAATATTTCTTATTTCACATTCTTCTTTATATGTCAATTTTCCCATTTTTATCTCTCTCCTTTTTTCTTTATTATTTCTCTATTTGTTATTTCTCTAGATAGGATATTTTTAATAGTCTTATCTGCAATAATTTTATTACCTATCTTAATTTCATACTCTAAGGTGTCTAAAGGTAAGTATAGCTTATCTTTTTTCATTTTACTCTTTCTCCTGTAAAATATAAAAAAATAGAGGGATAGTCTAGAATCCCTCTTTATTTATTTTATTCATAAGCTCAACTGTAAATTTTTCTAGCTCAATAAGGGTTTCTCCTTTTATCTCGTCTTTTGGTATATCGTATATTCCTTTTAGATACACATAACCCTTATTATTCAACTGCTTTCTTACCTGTGATAACTTGAATATCAAAAACCCTTTTGGGCTTTTAAAATTAGCTCTTGCCCTATCTATTTTTATAATCATATTTGCTAGTCTTACAGGTATAGGTGAATAATCAATTATAGCTTTATTTTTTGTTTTTAATTCTTTTATTTGAGCTAGATTTTTAACCCTATACTCTAAGGGTTTAATTGAGCTTACAATATCTCCTATATATCTAGAAAAATTCAATATATTCATATTCTCTATATTTTCTATATCTAGCTTACGCTGTGGATATTCTTTTTTTATGTATTCTAGTAAGTCAACTGCCTTTTTACTTAATTTCTCCTTTATTTTTTCCATATTTTTCTACCTCATTTTTGTTTTATTATTGGTAATTATTAGATAGGATTAACCCTTAATCCCACCTTATATTCTAGTGTCGCTTTAATTACCATAACTAACAAAATAAAATCAACAGATAGTTTATATATTTATAGTCTTGAAAACCAAATGTTATAGCTAAGTAAATCATATTGTAAGAAGACTTATCAAAAATATTATTAATAATATAACCTGTTGCATGAGCATAAAAAGGGATTAAAAAAGTGGTAGTGATAGGTACTAGCTTAGTTATCCATCACTGGGATAACGGATTCGAGTTGACCTAGTCTCCCTCAGCCGCTAGCCTATTAGCTTATTAGCTAATTTGCTAATTACCTTCTATAGTAATATAGTTCAAATATCTAATTAATTAATCTTATTATATGATTCTATTGATTAATTATATACTATTATTAAACTATACTTTAATTATAGCTATACTATTATTAAACTCCTATAATGGATCTTTTTCATTTTATGGTATGCCTGTCATGAAAAAAATTTAGAAATAACGAATTAAAACTACACTAAGTAGTATTTAAAGCTTTCTGTATATCCAACAGAAGTAGGTATACATAATCTTTATATACTATTAATATTAGCTTGGTTAATCATATATTATTATTGAGTATATATATAATTGTATATCAATTTATAAACCTACTTAATAATGTTACTATTTACATTGAGTGTTAAGATTGGAGAGGCATAGCTACGCCGAGGTTAGGGTGGGTAATTCTTATAATTATTGTTAGATTAAAACATCTTTAGTGATATATATGGCTATAAGCAAGATAATAAAATATAATTTGCAAGATGAAGCGAAGCAGCTTAAGGAGATGGGATACACAAATGAAGAGATTGCCCGTAAGCTACGGGAAAATCATCCAAAAATAAAAGGCTTAAGTAATTTTGCCGGAATGTCTGTAGGACGATTCTTTGAATCTGATGAACAAAAACAAATTGAAGAGAAAGTCGAAAATGGAGAAGATCCAGTAACTGATTTTATAAAGGAGTATAGAGATAAATTGGATACTATCGAGCAAAGAACATCAGATTTATATGAAGATTGTAAGACTATATTAAATGAAGCAAAGCAAGATGGCACAACCTTAGAAAAACTTAAAGCTGTAGATATAACATTGAAGAGCTTAGAGCAAAGTAGGAAGAATATGGTATCACTTGTACAGTATGGCGAGAGACAAACCAATAACTTCTATAACGTGAATCTTAAGAAGGAATACCATATTAAGAACCTCCTACTGAACTTCAGTGAAAAACTCTGTCCTAAATGTAGAAGCAAAATCCCAGAATTACTGGGAAAATAGGAGATAGAAATATGGCAAAGAAACCTAAATTGGTTACAGCAAGAGTCAGTTCTTATGATCCCTGGATTACAGTAAAAAAGGTATTATTTCAGGCACTTCTAGTTGCAGTAATAGCGATTCTCACTTATTTTATAGATACAGGCCTACCTCAAATTATGCTAGAATACCCAGAGTACGCAGCGATAATTGCAGTAGCATCAGCTCTAATTGTAGCACTTCTGAACTACTTGAAACACATGAATGATACACAGTTAGTTAAGATGGATCCAGAAACTGAAGAAATAGTAGAAGTTCTTAAGGAATAATAGAACTAAGTAGTTCTGTGTAGATTCACGTATGTAGAAATGTTATCAATACATAAAGTGATATATATGGATTTAGATAAGTGGCTTAGTGACGCTGCAAAGTGGTTCTTACCATTTTTTGGTGTGCTATACCTATTCAAGTTAGCTTTCGGATTCACTTGGTCCCTCGGACTAAGCTTCTGAAGTTAGCTAATTAGGAATAATATATAATTTCATGTTATACTGTATTTTTTCTTTAAATGATACCTATGAAAGTTCTAACAGTAAATGAAGAAGATATTCTAATATACTCTACAAACTTTGAGAAGTTTATGGTAGATATCTTAGAATTAGATGTAAAATGGTTCCATAGAGAATGGATAAAACTCTTTGAGAACAACAGCCATGTAGCTTTATTAGCACCAAGAGGTCATGGTAAAAGTATATTAGTTGGTGCATATATACTATGGAGAATTTTAAGGAATTCTCTAGTAAGAGTATTAATAGTTACTATTAACCAAGACAAAGCTAATGAAATGATGAGCTTTGTCCAAAATCACTTAATGACCAATCAGAAGATTAAAAACATATGGGGAGAATTGAAAGACCCAACAAATTGGTCTAAAAGCTCTATAACAGTTAGAAACATAACTGGAAAGATTAAGACTCACAGAGAGCCAACACTTGATGTTCTAGGAGTTAGTGCATCTATGATTGGAGGTCACTATGACCTAATAATATTAGATGATATAACTGACCAAAAGAACTCAAGAACTCCAGGTAGAAGAGATGACTTGGTACGTTGGTATAATATGACTCTAACTCCTATGTTAGAACCCGAAGGAAAGATGATATCTATAGGAACTAAGTGGCATGAACTCGATGTCCACTCTATATTCTTCAAGGATTCTAACTTTAAAACAAGAATATATGATGCTATAATATTTGAGCCAAGTAAAGAACAAGAAGAAAGTGGACAGAAACCTCAAGTATTGTGGCCAGAAAGATGGCCTTATGAGAAATTGATGCAGATAAAATCTCAGATAGGCTCTGTAGCATTTAGTATGCAATACAGAAATCAAATAGTATCTGCAGAAGATGCAGTAATACAATGGGAATGGATTGAAAGGGCTAGAAACTCCTTTAGATTTGTTGACCCTCCATATAAATTGTATATGGGAGTAGACTTAGCATCTAAGGGAGAACACACTGATTTCTTCTCTCTATCAATAATAGCTATAAAAGATGGATTAATATATCTATTAGATGGATTTAGAGGAGACTTAACAATGAAAGAGCAATTCAGAAAGATTATAGAATATGATAACAAATGGAGACCTTCAAAGATAGGAGTAGATTCAGCTGCAATTCAGAAAGCAATTACTGATCAACTAATGGAAGATAATCCAACATTACCTATAATACCGATAAAACCATCGATAGTAAACGATAGAATGTCTAGAGTACAGAGATTATCTGTATTATTTGAGACAGGCAGGATATTTCTTAAACCTGATTTTGTCACTTATGCTGATGAACTTAGTATGTTCCCAAGAGGAGCAAATGATGATACAATAGATTCTTTAACGTTTGCAATTCAATCTTCTAATATTGAAGAAGAAAGACAAATTGATTGGGATAGAATCCCTAATCTTATTATTACAAAAAAGACATCTGATAATAAGATATCTAAAAAGTCATATAATGTTATAAAAGTATAGTGAGAGGTATTTGCAATGGAGAAAGTGTTCATTGGACCAAAAGATATATCTAGATATATAACAGCTTGCTTCTTTGCATTAAGCAAGGATGAGAAGATACAACTAATATCTAGAGGCAACCACATAAAGAGAGCTATGGACGTATTAGCAATTTTAATAAGAGACCATCTAGACGATGCAAAATACAAAATTATTGTTGGCAGTGATAAACTTGATAATAGAAGTGTCACTACATTAGAAATAATCTTAGAGGGTAAAAGAAGAAAAAAGAAAGAAGAGTAGATTAAATGGCAAAATCAAGATTAAGAGAATGGTTATTTCCGCCTGACCCTAATGATAAATATATAACATTAGAAGGAAAACCAAAAACAATTGTAAGAACTGGAGATTCAAAATCAGGTAAAGCCAAAATAGGAGGCTCCGGTAAAAGAACAGAAAAATCCCTAAAAAGTTACTGGGATTATTATGTTGGAGAGGGTACTATATTTGCATCAATAAATACAACAGCATGGAATTCTGTAATGGTAGGATACCATCTGATAACCACAGACCCAGAAGCAAAATTAGAAGTACAGAGATTTTTTGATGATATAGATATAGACTCATTAATGTTAGACAACACTACATATACACTTATTTTTGGAGATGCATTCATAGAAAAGGTAAGAGATAGTGAGTCTAAATTAATAGCTGATGCAAAGACAGTGAATCCAGTAACAATGATAGTTAATGAAGATAAGTTTGGTAGAGATGAATCATACCAACAAAAAATAGAAGGAGAATTACAACCTCCATTAAAACTAGATGAAATTATGCACTTAAGATTTTTCCCAGATCCAGCTTCAGTCTATGGAGTATCATTAATGGCTCCATCTAAGGATACTATAGATAGAAAAGTAACCACAGATGAAGCTATATCAAATGCCATCATTAGACATGGAACATCTAAATATGTAGTAACAGTAGGAACAGATACTGAAGTTCCTCCTGATGCAGTATTCACACAAATAAAAACAGAATTAGAAGATATAACTGAACAGAATGAATTCATTGTACCAGGTCCAGTGAAGATAGAAACAATAGATGAAAAAGGAATTCAAGGAGTAGAAGATTACTTTAACTATTTCCAGACTATGCTTATAATAGGATTACTTTGTCCAGAGGAAGCATTAGGTCTAGGAAGAGGTTCAACAGAGGCAACATCTAAAGTAAAGGAAATAATGTACGAAAGAATGATTAAGGCTATTCAGCATAAACTAGCAGAGCAAATCCGAAGGGAACTTATAAATCCTTTCTTACAAGAAAGAGGTTTTGAACCAAATTGTGTAAGAATGAGATTCAATTCAGTAACTGATGCAGATGAAGCAGTAAAAGCCAAATGGCTAGGAAACTTACTGAGAGGATTCCCAGAGGGAGAAAAACCGTTTTCTATAAATGAGATAAGAGCAATATTCGATTATCCACCTTTACCAGAAGGAGGAGAAGATGAAGCTCAACCTAAACCAAAACCGAAACCTGGAGAAGAAAGACCAGGAGAAAAGCCAGAACAACCAAAACGTCCTCCAGAGAAACCTGAAAAGCCTCCTGAAGAGGAAATAGAACATTCCAAATTAAAACGTGAAATTAAAAGTTTATATGATGTAATAGATGATTTGCAATCACAAATAAATAATTTGAGGGATGAAAATGACACGGATTAAATTAACGCCATCTGTACCATTTCAGTATAATAATAAGGTAATACTTAAATCATCAGATGTAAGGATTTATAAAGATGTAGTTATATTAACTCCAGGTGTATGGACAGATGCAAGTACTAGAATGCCTATAGAATATACAGAACTAAATCTAATGAAAGGGTCAAAAGTATGGTCATCTAACTTTCTTAATGTCGATCACTCTTGGGGTACTCTAGATAGAATAGGGTATGTTAAAAATCCTTACTATAATAAGAAGATAGGAATAATGGGAGACTTGCACATAAGACCAATAACCCAAACAGCAAGAGATACAATATCTTTAATAGATGCTGGATTAGTTAATTGGCTATCAGCTGAATTAATGGCTGAGGATGTATGGGATTCTGCATCCAATAAAAGATTTGCTGAAGATATAGAATTTATTGGTTGTGCAGTAGTTTGTCACCCAGCTGATAAAAATACGAGAATAAAGGCTGATGGACCAACATATAAGAGAGATTGATGGAGAACCAAAATATGAAACAGGAACAAATAATATGTTCATTCTGTAATCAATGCAAAAATTATAAAAAAGAATGTAAACATTGCAAATGGAACTCAGCTAATAAGATAGGAGATTATTTACTATTAGAGACTAAAGATGGTAAAACTATAAGATTGCTATGAGTAAAGACAAACCACTTTTAGTTAAAGGATGCCCCTTATGTGAGATATTCCTTAATCCGAAGGAGAATGTAAAAACTAAATTATATTATCCAGACTCTATTGAGGATATAAACCAAGAGACAGAATTGGTGATACTTGATTGTATCAGCCGTAAAGTGCCTATGATTGTATATAGAGACCATATGACATCTATCACAAGAGAGGCTTGGGGTAGACTCCTATGGAAAGTACGTAAAATACTTGGAAATGTAACATTAAGATGTGAACCTAGAAGAATATTAGATCATTTTCATTGCTATGTAAAAAAGTGATAATATGGAATTTAAACAATTTATAAATAAAGTTGCTTGGATAGCATTAACAGTAATAGGACTGATAGCAGCTTATCATTATATAGTGGAGACATAACATGCCAGTACAACCTTGTCAGGAAAACGGTCAAAAAGGTTACAAATGGGGAGAAAGTGGAAAATGTTACACTTATACTCCAGGAAATGAACAATCTAGAAAGAGAGCTCATGATAAAGCGGCAAAGCAAGGAAGAGCTATACAAGTCAATAAAGAATTTTCCTGTGAATGTATAGAGTGTGGTTATACTATTGAATCAGATGAGCACTGCATGGATATAAAATGTCCTAAGTGTGGTGGACAGATGAGAAGAAAGAACAGACCAGGTATAGGTAAACA